CGAGGGCCGTAGCCCTCGACCTAATATGAATTACTTCATTAACATAAAGTTGTTAGCACCTTGAGTAACTAAACATCTTTCAGATAAGAAGTGAATTTGCATTGCATCTAAAGCAGATGTAGCAGCTCCAACTGAACCAGTAGTCCAAGTCTTCATTCTACGATTATCTGTTTGAGAAGCACGGAAACGAACGTGTAAGAAAGGACGCTTAAGGTTCTTTCCTAACTGCTGATCGTAAACAGTTGAAGTACCTGCAGGGATAATAACTCCACGAATAGCGTTAGCACCAGCCGCATCATTAATACCACCACGAGTAGCTTTGTCGTTTAAGTAACGGAAGTCAGACTTATAGAAGTCGTAAGAACCACGGCGGAATCCAGAGAAACCTAAGTTCAACGCCATATCTTCGTCGTTCTCAAATACTCCGTAAGAAGTACCACCAGCACCGTAAGAGTTCATAGAAGCTAACATATCGTCAAATGCTAAAGATGTAGCACGATTAACGAATAACATGTTTTCTTCAATAGCTCCTTGCTTGTCAAACTCTGCTAAGATAGCATCAAACTCTGCTAAGTCAGTAGCAGCGTTAACACCATTAACACCAGTAGTAATATTACCTCTTGATTCGATAGCAGCAAATAAACCTTCAGTACCAGTAGCGTTACCAGTAACTCCGTACATACCAAAAGCTAAATCAGTGTTATCAGTAAGACCGTTAGCGTCTCCACCAAGCTCACCTTCAAGCATAGCCATCTCTAAGTAATCGTTGAAACGAGCGCGGGTGTCAGCTTCAGCTTTTAAGTACCATAAGTAACCAGACTGTCCTTCTTCACCAGTAATCTCTACCCAACCAACTCTAGCTGTATCAGAACCTGATACTTCGTAGTAGTCTTTGATAATGATAGGCTTGTTAGTGAAAGATTTGAACTTAGGTTCGTTAGCGCCTCTTTGGTCAGTTACAGCTGTACCAGCAGCGTTAGTATAAGACTTACCTTTTGCAAACTCAGAACCATAAACTAATATAGTAGTATCGTTAGCACCTGAAGTTGTAGCGATAGTTGCAACTCCGTAAGGAGCTACAGCGATAACGTTACCTGCTACTTCAACAACTAATGCTTTAGTAACACCAGCTGAGTTAGCAACGATAATAGTATCGTTAGTTCTAATACCGTGATCAACAACTGTACCAGAAGAAGTAACAGTAGCACCGTCAATCTCTTTGTTAATTGTAATCTCAGTTGCACCAGTAGTAGCACCAGCAGTACCTAAACCAGCACCTTGAGTTTGGTGAGTAACTTGCCCAGTGTAAGATAAGTGTAATCTTCCTTGTTCAGACCATACGACTTGATCAGCCGACATAGCCTCTTCAGCTCCAATTTTCGATAAGAAACCTGCAATGGTACGAGGACCAAATACTTCAGCTTCTTTCTCCATTAGATCTGGTAGATACTGCTGTGCCCAGTTAGCACTGTTTGAACCAGTATCAGTAAAGTCAATGTAGTTTGTAGACAACGTCTGCTTGTTTGGAGCAGGAACGCTGTTTAATAAACCACCAGGATTTGAAATTGCCATTTTTAATTTGTTTTAAATGGATTAATAACTTATTTTCGTTTTTTAAATTTAAACGAAGGAGTTGTATCTAAATCAAGAGCTCTAACTTTAACACCTCCCACCTCTACCTCTCCATGAGCAGATCTAGGCGCCATGTCAATGTTTTTGCTTTGAGCTACAGAATTTTTTAAAGCATCGGCTTGGCCTTGCTCGTAAAAATGTCTCGCTATAACATCAGGATTCATCGCTGTATAAATTGATCGATGATAGTCTGACGCATTTTTAATTTTACCAGTTTCATCTAAGTGAGCCTCAATAAAATTATTTAAGTCAGACTGCGCATCTTTCACTTTTGCAGCATCACGAACGTTTACTCTAAATCTTTGATCACCGACTTGATATTCGAAACCTTCGAAATTATCGTCAAAAACTTCATTAGTTCTATCCTCAAAGTACTTAGAGCGTTCTTCAGTTATACGCTGATTTTGTTCAGCCTCTTCGTTATATCGATTAAAGAAATCCATTGCTTTTTGATATTCATCATTAACAACTGGAGTTGCTTTAATCTCATCATAATACTTAGACTTTTGCCCGTCTAAATAGGCCTTGGCTTCTGCAACCTGCTCTTTTAAAGCCAACTTTTTTCTTTTAATATCTTTTTCATCATCTACCTCTTCGTCGTAAGAAAATTGATCTTCCATTAAAAAGTCTACTTCTTCTCGAGATAAATGAGGCTTAGTTCTCTCGTAATACTCTTGTAACGCTGTTTGATTATCCATCTCTTCGTAGTTGCGATTTAATCTTACGTAATCTTCAACGCTACCACCAGTATCGTTTACAAAGTCAACTAGCTTTTGAATATTTTCAGGTAATGCCCGCCCTGTCTGCTCAACCTTTTCTAAAGCATTGTTAGCTGCTTCAACAGTGTTGTTTACTTCTTCTTGGATACTTTGTTCGGCAACTTCTTCATTTGTTGCTTCGACGTTTTCTTGGCGTACTTCTTCGCTAGCTCCGGATTCGTCGCGAACAGGTACCTCATCTGTGTTTTGCTCCTGAAAGGCATCTTCTATCTCATTTAATTTGTTCATGTCTAAAACAATAGTTCCATCCTCTTTGTAAGATACTGGAGACTCTTGCTCGACAACTTGTTCTTCTGTTGATTCGGTGTTTTGCACCTCTTCTAAGTTTTCATTTTCTTCCATAATATAAAATATAAATTAGTTAGTTTACCTCGGATTAAATGTTTCCATACCGAATCCACCTCCGAGTATATCATTACCGGCAGACTCAAACTTTTTAGGTGGTCCACCTGCTTTTCTTTGTTCTATAAGCTCACTCTGCTGTGAAGCTTGTATTCTTGTTCTTTCGTCTTTACGATCTTCTTTTTCTTTTTCAGCTCCCTTTTTACCTTCAACGTCCATCTGCTTCAATCGCATGTTTATTTGGAACTCATGGTCCATAAGCTGTTTTTTAACATTAGCTTCGTGAACCATTGTTTCTCGTTTCAAGTTTTCTTTGGCTTCTTCTACAGCTATTTGAGCCTGGGTTATAGCTTGATTCTTTTTAACTTCAGCTTGAGCCGCCGCTTGTTGTGCTTGCGCCTGAGCCTGCGCTTGTGCAGCAGCGTTTTCTTGTTGTATCTTTTGATCTTGTTTTACTTTTCTTTCTCTTCTAATCTTTAACAGTTGATTAGCTAGCTTTATATTTTTAATTTCTCTAAGATCAATAGCGTCTGACAGCTCTATTAATTGCTGTTGCAAAGCTTGCTGTATGTTGTTTTCAAGAAGTTGTTTTTCTTCTTCATCTGGCGAAAGCTCTAAGAATATACCGAAGTCATATAGATACATATTAGATATATCTTCTAACGTTCCAACATTGTGTGCGCCTATCGATTGTATAAAAGCGTTTTTAGTTGGTGAGTACTCTAGTATGTCTGATATTCTAAGAGACAAAGCGCCTGCTACCTCAGATGTTAAAAACAAACCAGCTTGCAGTATATGTCTAGTTGCTGTGTTACTATTTGCAGCAGCCATCTTCTGTATACCAACTAAAGATCTTTCAGCTGGCATACTACCGTCACGAGCTTCATTAAGTCCGGTTACATCACGTATCATTTGTAGATAGTAGTTATACGTTTGTATAAGACTTTGCATTTTAGCACCGCCAGATCCTGATTGTATTTCTTGTATAGGGTTTTTACCAGGATTAAACTCACCGTTTTCGTTCATTGATCTACCAATAACAGAACCTGTTTGGAAGAACATATTCAAAGCTTCTTGTGGATTATAGTTTGTTCCATTACCTAGATCTATTTCAGCTAGACCATCAGCATCTAAATAAACTCCGTCTGGCACAAGTCTTGACATAACTTGCTGTAACTTCAAATGTGTAATTTGAATCATATCAGCAAAACCAGTAATACGCTTTACTAGCGAGTCAATACTACCATTATACATGCGTGGTGCTACAATATGATAGTTCATTTTAACTTTATTGTAATCGCTTTTTGGCCTTGTCATATTCTTAGCCATGCCCCACTTTAACATCTTATTTGATCCTAACACTAAAGCACCTTCGTATAAAACTTCAACTTGCTTTTGTAATCTAGTAAAGTTTGTTTGTTTATCTTTAGGTGGATTAAAAGCATCTGTCTTCTCTATAGCTCTTTCGCCTCCAGTTCCAGTCTCCTTAACTTTATAAACATTGTTCATATATGTTTTATAGTTAAAGTATAATACTTGAACTTTATTATTATCTGTTCTTTTACCAGTATTATAACCATACTTAGATGTACCAGCATAGCTATTATATTCTTTCACTATTTGCTCAAGTTCACTTTGAGTTAAGTTAGGAAACTCTCTAACAAGCTCGTTAACCGGTATATTTTTTACCTCGCCTACATAGTATATATCTTCAAAATAAGGATCGTCTGTATAAGAATAAACTAAATTTGAAGGATCAACGTAATCTATAGTAACACCTTCAGATGTGTTAAATCCTGTTTTAACAGCACCCATACCTATAACTGTTAAGTCGTAGAAAAATCTTTTCTTAATTAACTCGTATCTATTACCCTCCATTAAAACGTCTAAGGCTTGCTCTTGAGATATTTCAACAGCCTGCTTGTATGTAAGCTGCATGTGCAACTGAAGTTCTTCTAAAGTGTTTGGTAGTTGCTCCGGTGGATTATCAAAGACATTAACTTTAAACGTAGCATTAGCGTATTGAGCTAGATCTCTCGTGTCCATATCAGCTAATATGCTTTCCATATAAGCTGTTCTCTTATCCATGCCGTACGGATCTTGAGAATAAGCTTTTATTTCGTAAGCTCTATTTGACATACCGTTAACAACAATATCTACAAACTTAGATATAATAGGTACCGGCTTCCAGTCAAGGTTTAAGTAGCTTAAGTCACCATTTATTGATAACTCGTCTTTATATTTTTGTATTGGCTGTTCACCTCTAGCGTAAAGTCTCAACTTATGAAACTCAACTCTATTGTTGAGGTATCTGTTACTGTGTGAAAATCTGTCTTCGAACCATTCGTACTCTATAGCTTTAGCTACTTTCATACCATACTCCATTGACATTTTCTCAAGGTCACTGACTACTTGAGAAGGAAAATAATTTTTTATAACTGACCCAGCCATATTTAATTTTTAATTATTGTCGATGAATAGCCTTTGTTGTCATACTTGGCTACGCTTATATTTAACTTCTGTCTTTCTATTTTAGCGTTAGGCCTATATAAATGTCTGTTGCAAGCCATAACAGCTAGACCAGAACTTATAGAGGCATCGAACTTAGTTCTTTTGTTTATGTCAAACTTAGCCCAATCATTTAAAGTTTCGTTAAAATATATGTTGCCATATACGCCATCCCCTAAATGACCAACGTGGTTTTGGATATACATCTCAATAGCAGCAGCGTGAGCTTGTTTAATGTCTTCGCTAGAGTTAGGTATACCACCTATTTCTTTTTCGGCTACTGAAAGTTTATTCCAGGTTTTATCTGGTCTATTCATAGAGTATCCCCTATATCCTCTTCTTCTTAAGTAATATAGAAGTCTAGGTTTGTTATTTTCTGCTAAAATTGGCATACCATAAAACACGCAAGCCATTAATACATCTTCAAAAAACATTTCAGCGGTTTGTGGTCTAGCTATATATTCTAAGAAAAAATGGTTAGCAGGAGCATCTTCCATGCTAAACTTTGTTAATCCATGTAGCGCGCCATTCGAACCACGTCCATCAACAGTCCCACTAATATCATAACTGTCACAGCCAAAAGCTCCCATGTGTTCGTTTCCAGGATAACGTATTCCATTTTTTACTATTATTCTATTTTGCAAGTTAGCAGGTGGCACCCAGCTCACTTTAAATCTACCTTTTGGATCTGGATAAAAAATAACTTGAGTGTCTTTTATACCGTTAACCCATTGAAAGCTTCCAACACTTACTGTAGCATCCGTCTTAACGCCTTCGTTATAATCTATTTGCTCGTATATCTTAACCAAGTTAAATATACTATTTTTTGTTTCATCTCTAAACGCGTGCTCTTCAGTTCTTGGAAACTGTCTATAAAATTCGTTTAGCGCATCTTGATCATCTCTCAACCCATCAGCTTCGTTTTCCCAATGATCAATAACTCCAATATCTATTAGTTCACCGTCGGGTCCATAACACTCTCGTGTTGGGGTATCGAATACTGGTCGTCCATGCTCATCAATAAATCCCTCATAGTTCCATTCCATTGGGATAAACAAAGAATATAAACCAGAGCGTGTTTGACCATTTCTATTTCTTTTAGTTACAT